GTCAAGGTTCTTAAGAATTTCAACAACTCTATTGTTAAACCCTTCTTCAAGGAATACTCCAAACCCAGTATGTGCATGACCGAGAGTACCGTGTTGCTGACTTTCTGCATCCCAAATATCCATTCCAACATCTAAATATGTGAATATTGATATTAGGTATTTTGAGAAGTTTTCTGGTAGTGAAATGTCCATCTCAACCGTTGACTGGAACATATATTCAGCAAACAATTTAAGTCCAACAGGGTGAACTAATTTCTTTAATACTTCACGGTAAGATTGAACGGGAACTTCAGAACGTACAACATACGAGAAGTCTTGATAATAATTATTATCTTGTAGTTTTCTATCAGATGAAAGGAAACCTCCAGAATCTAACCAATAACCATTAGGTAACCAAACTGAAGTATTTACCCCTTCTTGAGATATGTGTGCTTCACAATCGTTTCTAGTTTCTGGTGCGTTTCCTTGAGTTTCACTTGCCCAAGCAACACCGTTTAAATAACAAGTACCTGGAGCGACAATGCCGTCTGACGTTACTGAAACTTTAATTGGATCGCGTCCACTAGATCCAACATCTTCCCAAACTTCTTCGCCTTGTAAAAAAGAACCTTCAACTTCCGTAATCAAAAGTTTTTCGTATTCTGCCATCTTCAACGAAACGTCGATATCGACAAATGCAGTTGCACCTGATGTTTGACCCACAATTTTCTTATCGTATAATTGATAAATGTTATCTGCGTCGCCGGACACAAGAATCCATTTTGGTTCATACCACACAGAACCAGATGCTTGCATCATGTACTGTTTAGGGTATATAATATTTGCTTCAGTATTGAAGTCTCTTCTAAACAAGAAGTCGATTGCTTTTACTGTACCTTTTTCTCGATATGTATCTTGAATGTTTTTGGCAAGAAATGCTTTATCTGTTGTTTTGACTGTTGGGTCAATCGACTCATGAGGAATAGAAGGGAGGTATTGCTTTTCAAACTCCGGGATAAATTGATCCAATGCATGGTCAATGTCTACATTCTCAATAAGGTCTGTGATTTGATTGTATTCGCCCAATTCACCATTAACCCCAGTCTCCCTTTCGAGATATTCGAAATATGCTCGCATGAACTCGATGAATTTAGGATGGTCTTCGCGAACATAGTCCGGAACCATTCTTTCCACAAATATAGAAAGAAACTTCGCAGGATTTTCAGTGAATTGTTTATTACTCATAGTGGTAATGCCTTATTAAATTGTTTCTAATGTAACGTTTGTACTATTTAGTATGAGTAAATTATTCCTTACTGTTGAAATGTCATTAGTTTTTGGAGTAGCATATAAACTGATAACAGTATTAATATCTAAAACTGGGTTGAATCCTGACAACTCAATGACTCCGTTTTCGTAGTCGATTGTTCCTTGAGTTGTGCTGATAAACCCTTCTGAAATAATATCATAAAGCAGTATATTACCTTGACCGTCGTCAAGTAGTGCCATTTGAGATCCATCTGCGGTAGAACCAAAAACAGAAGATACTGCAGATCCAGGGTTTAATTTATTGTTAAATTTGAATATGTAGTTACCAACAGTGTTAGATGCCTGAGTATAGAACTTTTTGTATATTTTCAACGCAGTTGTATTATTACTAATAGATACATTAGATTCATCTATCGTTTGTGATAACTTAGAGAACCTTAAATTAACTTTAAATTGTCCAATTTCATTATCAAAAAACGACTTAACTTCTTCCATAATTTGTGCTTGTAATTCACCAGAAGATAATGTAGTTTTTAATTGATTGTATTTAACTGTAGTATCAATATCAATATATGTGTATTCTGGAGTAACAATAATAGGGTTAATTGCCAGCATATTATATTTAGATAATATATCCTTCGTTAAACTTTGTTTTGTCAACGGAGACAACTCCAGTCCGTGCTTTGGTTTAATTGAAATAAACACAGCACCGTATTGCGGAGGATCGTTGTCTTCACCACCCCATACTGAGATGGAATCGATGTTAGGATACTTTTCTAAAAGGATAGATTTGTAGTCTTCGGCAGTTACAGCACGGTTTTGTCTTTCATAAGACTTAGGTGAAGTGTTTCTGATAGAATCTGTAGTTTCTGCCATAGACCCAAGGTTTGAAACATTTACAGTTTCAATAATAACTCTATTTGAATCATAAATTCCACCGATGGCAACATCTAGAGAAAATACTTGATCTTGAACTGTTGATATATAATTTCCTTGCTCTCCGTTAGTAGATAAATATTCGACTACAATTTCATGAGTATCTCTAGGGGTTTTCCCAAAAATATCATTACCGAAGTATAATTCTGTCACAGAATCCAACCCTTCTTGCATGAAGTATGCCAACGACCCAGGAAGCAATTCTGATAAGTTTTGATTGTGTTCCCAAGGGATTGCATTAACCGTTAGACTTATAGTTTCTCTATCGCATTTAGGGTCTATTACCAAAAACTGTTGGACTAGTTTAGCAGAATCGTATGTCCACGACAACGTCTTGATTGTTCCTTGGTGAACCTTTACTTCCCCTGAAAATTCACCACCTTCGTCTGGAAAGATATTAACAGTTTCTAATGTAACAAACTGCTGAGAGACACCGTTTACATTTGAAGTAAATGTAGTATTTTTATCAACCGATATAAATGTCGGATCTTGTCCTGTTGTATTGAATGTTAATTTAACAATCGCCTCTGCAGAAGAGACAGATTTTGGAATATATCCTAAAGTCTTTGCGTGAGATACTACCGAGTTTCTAAGTGTTGCCGTATCTAAAAACGACTCGTTGATTGCCATATTAGCATGGAATCCGATATAGTGTGTAGTATATGCCATTACATCAAGCATTACAGACATACCAGAACCCTCGAAATCGTAGTCGGTAAATGTGTCTTGGTCTCTTAAAAAGTCCTTAATGTTCTTTTTAATATTACCAAATTCTAAATCAGAAACATTTAATTGTTTATCGTTTTGTGCCATATTACACCTTATCTTAATCTATTTAAAAAGAATTCTACTTCACGTATGCCACCACCACTAACTGGGGAATATCCTATTGTTACATTATATGCGTTACGTTCTTCGTCACCAATTATTTTGACAAAATTTAAATTAATCCTTGGTTCGTGTTGATGTAATGCATTTTCAATCTGTGCCTCAAGGGTTATCCTTGTAGTAGAAGTCATTGGTTCAAACAAAGAATTATATACATTTGAACCAAAATCTGGATTAAACACACGTTCACCCTTTCTAGTTTTAATGATATTAAGGATCGACCCAGTCAACGCTTCGTCGTCATAACGTCCTACGATATCGTCGGTATGAGGGTGTACCATCATATCCAAATCAATGTCTTTGTATCTTCTATTGACTTCTCTGCGTAACGGTTTCATCTATAATCCTTTAAGTTCACTATATTATATTTATACTAACCGTTGGCGATTACGTTACCAGAACCTGTCGAATTTGCACTCCCACACGCAACAGAATCACCCACCCTTGCTAGTGGTCTACTATTTACAAATACAGTAGGACTTCCTGATGCCTGACTACTTCCGTGGTCTGGGCAAACTGCACAACCATGTTCTCCCCATGCGTCACCAACTCGATGAGCTCCACGACTATTGATCATAACGTTTCCAGACGCAGATGCATTCGCCCTTCCACCATAACAACCGTGTCCTGTACAAACGTCGCCTAATCTAACCGCAGAAGGCATACTATAACCCCTTAAATGCTGACGATGTCGGAAGAACTGAACTTAATTCAACGTTTCTTGCATTTGTTATCATATCGTTTGATTTCATACTTCCTGATTTTAATCCAGATATTCCTTTTTGACATTTCCAAACACCTCCGTGGGCGGCACACGAGCTCGAGTCTGTATCGTACACCTTTCCTCCATAACACCTACAAGATGTTATATTGGAAAAATCACCAGAACTGATTGCATTTTTAACTGCATTAACGTCAGAGTCGAACGAAGAAATATTATCTTCAAACGAATTAGTAGAACCTGGAGTTTGTACCTTAGCTCCAGTAGAGGATGAATTATATGAAGGGGTTGAAAATGGAGTCTTGCCTTGTTCTGGTCTTCTATTTGCAGCTGGGGGAGTTGGTGTAAACGATGTTGGTATCGTTGGTCTTCCTACACTCCTATTTATTGATTTTGATGTGCTTTGAGTTTTTCCCCTTGACTTA